AATTCAAACCCCTTTCACGAATTGAAACTCAGCAGCGGCGGCATCTTGCCGGTGCTGTAGGCCTCGGCCACGTATGGCAGCGCGTGTTCAGCCATCGTCTGTCCGTTCGGCATAACGATATGGCTAAGAAACGCTTCGTCAAAAGTCTCGATACCGGCCTCGACCGCCTCTAACTTCGCCTTTATGGCCAATAGGAGGGCACGCCAGCGGCTGCGCACGAATTGCTCGGCTTGGGCTTGGGTTGAACGCGGCGGCGGCGCCAAAGGCAGCAGGAAGCGTATGCGGCGCTCTTTGGTCTGGAAGCCGATCATCGCGCGTCCAAGCTCGGTGCCGTACGCAAACCCGGTGGCACCGTAGCACTCCAAGGTCTTTTCGATCTCGGCGCGGGTCTTGTCAGGCTTGACGGTGGTGCGGTTCGCGTAGGTCACTTGGGGCCTCGTTTCGGAATCAAATGCTCCTCGCCGCGTACCGGAATGCCGTAGTGGCGCATCCACTCGCGAGCACGTTCAAGCTCAATCGAGTAAGGGATCTGCGGCGGGGGTTCTTTCAGATCTACCATTCGTTAACAGTCACGGGGCCGCCGTAGCGTCACGTTTCGCCGGGCACAGGTGCCACATCAACCCGGCCAATGGATAGATCGCCTGGCGGCGCCCTTTGAATTCGACCACGCTTTGCGTGCCGATCACGCCCACGATGCACCCGCGCTGCCCGTCGGGCGTGTCGACCACGTGGGGATTAACGGGCGTCATGTCTTTACGTGTGGAGGCCATCGTTAAATAAACGCCAGCAGCACGAACAACGCGGCCCACGTCCAGGCGTGGAATTCGCAGGCGACGATTGCGGCGCACGCACAGAAAAATCGGGAGGCCACAGCGGTCAACGGATTTCCGCGTCGCCGGGATCGGAAATACGCGACGGATCGCCGTAGCCGTTCCTTGGCGTGAACGCCCAGCGGCGCGGCACATGTTCCAGTTTCTGGCGTACCGCTTTCAAGACGGTACCGCTGCGCAGCTGACACGCGGGTATCACGATTTCGTCCTTTAGCTGAAATACGGTCGTCACGCCGTTTATTGTTCGTCTCAGTTCCATGTGTCCTCCTACGCGCAATGTAGGCAAGCACTGACGCGTGTGTCAAGCTTTTTCGTCCGCCGTGTCGCCCGCCGTGTCGTCCGCCGTGTCGTCCGCCGTGTCGTCCGCCGTGTCGTCCGCCGTCGCTATCGGCCCGTCGTACATCTCTTGATCGCGCGCCACGGCATCCAAGGCCGAACGCTCTGCGGCTGACCGCGTGTACAGATTTTGACATACGCCCCTCGCTGCTTCCTCGCCGATCGATTCGGTGATTGGCTCAAGCAACCCGCAAAATACGCCGCGCCAAAATGTGCTGCGTTGATCGTGTGGCACGAGAGAAGCTTGGGCCTGCAGTGCCGCGGCAGGGTCGGCGGCGCACTCTCGCCCGCGGCGCAGTACGTGGCGGTCGGGCCGGATGTGGCTGCCTTTGAGCATTTGCCGCGCCTCCCAAAAGTAGCCGTTGGCCGTGTTGCGCTTCAATCCCAAGGCCCCTATGACCTCGTTCACCGACGCGCCTGCCCAAAACATGCGGTGCGCTCGAGCCCGGGCGCCGGTACGAACTAGGGGCTTTGGCCCGGGTAGGTCGGCGAACGTGTCGTCGCGCCGGTCGCCGTAATCATCGGGGACCATTGTATAAAACCTTGTACATTGTATTAACCCTTGTATGTTGTATCGAAGCGTAGCAGGCACTTTACTATGTACAGTTTAGAAAATAAATATATAGGAGGAAGCGCGGGCGCCTGCGTGGGGGCGCGTGGGCGCACACGTACACGCCCAAGCGCCCGCGTAGGGCGCGCAAAGGGAAAGTGCCACCACACGAATATACAAGATACAATGAAAGTTACACGATTGCGCAAACAACGGGCCAAATGGTAGATTTGGGCCATGGACGCATTACCTATCACCACGGCGGCGCCATACGATTCGTCGCGCATAGCCCCTGACCGTGCCTACGTGGAACGGCCTGAGCCGCCCTTGACGTGGCGCCAAGAGGGCTACGCGCGCAGCGTGGCCGCCGGTATGAGCTATTCCGAGGCGTTTGCCGCTGCGGGCCTTGTGGCCAATAGCTCAAGCAGCAAGGGCCGGCAAATTCACCAGTTGAATCGTAACCCTCGCGTAGCGGCCCGAATCCGCGAGCTCTCGCAAGCGGCCGACCAAGACACCGTTCAAGCGCTGTCCGAGCGCATGCACTGGCTGCGGCTCATCATTTCGGCCCGACCGGAAGAATTGACGCGTATCCGCGTGGACGCCTGTTCGTTCTGTTGGACGGACGACGCCATTGCTCGAGCCATCAGCGAGCATTACGCGGGGCACCCGTTCGGCGAGCGGCCACCGTTGCCCGACGAGACGAAGCCTAACGACCGCTGCGACCATTGCAAGGGCGATGGCGTAGCGAGGGTCGTCCTGACGCCCACGGACGAACTGAGCCCGGCAGGGCGCGCCCTATTCAAAGGGGCGATGCAGGACGACAAGGGCGTTATCAAGCTTTACATGCAGGACCAACTGGCCGCCGCGGACATGCTCAACAAACTGCAGGCCTTGTACATCACGAAATCGCTTAACCTGAATTTGAACGCGACCGTCCCGGCGGCGCGTGACGTGTCGACCGAGGATATGGGCCGGCTGTTCTCGGCGTTCGATTCGCCGCCGGCATGAGCGCTAGCCCCGTTGTTCCCGGGAACACGGCCGACGAATTGGCCCGGCGCGCCTATGCGGCCATGGTGCGACCGCCCGCGGCCTGCGTTATGTTTGAATCGTTATTGGACATAACGCAGCAACAACGCGCCGCACGCTGGGCCGTGTTCACGCCGGACGAACGGGCCGCGTGCGGCGCGTATGCCAATCGTCGGATCGATCTCCGCGAGGCCTACGGGCCAGCTGCAGCGCAAATGCAGGCGCGCGAGGATCGCCTGGCGTGGCTCAGGCGCGACGAGCGTAGCGTGAAAGCGATCGAGAAAATTGCATGGGTTAAGCGGTACTACGGCATGGACGCCGGCACGTTGGCCGATTTTATCGCCGACTGGGGCTACACGGTTGACCCGCGGCTGATTTCCGAGGGGCGCAACCCCGTCATGGCGTTCACGCTGTTCCCGAAGCAGCGGGAAATGATTCGTTGGATGTTCCAATGCTGGCTCGATTCAAAGCCTGGCGTCGTCGTGAAATCACGCGACGTGGGCGCCTCGTGGGTCGCGATGGCCCTGCTTTGCGCGCTGTGCATATTCCGCAGCGGATTCGCCGCCGGCGTCGGCAGTGCGCTTGAAATCAAAATCGACCGCACGGGCGACCCTGACACGCTGTTTTACAAGATTCGATCGTTCCTTGAGTACCTGCCGGCTGAATTTAACGGCGGGTTTGATTTGGCCCAGTGTTCCGCGGACAAGCGCGTGTCGTTCCCGCTGACGGGCTCGAGCATCACGGGCGAGGCGGGCGACCAAGCAGGCCGCGGCGGCCGTAAGGCGATTTTCATCGTGGACGAGGCGGCGCACTTTGAGCACCCGAAAATCATCGACAAAAACTTGTCCGCGAATACGAAGTGCCGCATTGACATGTCGTCGGTTAACGGCATGGCGAACAGTTTTTACACGCGCGCCCACAACCCGGCGATCCGTCGTTTTGATTTCACGTGGCGTGATGACCCGCGGAAAAACGCGGCATGGTACGACCAGCAATGCGCCGAATTGGATGAAGTCACGGTTAAGCAGGAAATTGATTGCGATTTCGCCGCGTCGCTTGAGGGCGTGTGCATCCCGCGCACGTGGGTTAATGCCGCGATCGACATTGACAAGTTTTTAGGCATCGACATGGACGTAGGCGCGTGGCGCGCAGGCCTCGATATCGCGGACCAAGGTAAGGACATGAACGCGCTGGTCATCACGCAGGGGCGCAAGTTCAAATTTGCAACGCAGTGGAGCGGCAAAGGGTCGGACACCGGCTACAGCGTGCAACGCGCTATGTCGATTTGCCAAGACTGGGGCTTGAGCTCGTGCGACTATGACGCGGACGGCATGGGCGGCCCGGCGGTCGAAGGTGATGCGCGGCTCATCAACGAGGCGCGGCGCGAAATACAGGGCAAGATGGTGAACCCGTCGCCGGCCGAATATTTCGCGCAGGACGCTATCCGGATGAAACCGTACCGCGGCTCTGAGGCCGTCGTGTTGCCCGAACGGGTCGTTCCGGGCACGCGGCGCAAAGCCAAGGACATGTTCTACAATCGCAAGGCGCAAACGTGGTATGAGGGCCGCCTAGGGTTTTATAACGCGTGGCGCGCTCGGAACGGCAAGTCATACGACAAAGAACGGTTGATTTGCATCGCCGGCGATTTGGCCAACGTGGACGGCCGGGCCAGTTTGCGCGATTTGCTGTGCTCGCAGCTGAGTCAAGCGACGGTGAAAGAAACGCTGGCGGGTAAGATTCAGATTGAAAAAGCGCCGGACGACCAGCCGAGCCCGGACTTGGCCGATGCGTCGCTGATTACAACGGCGCCCCGTAAATCATCGCTCGGAAATCTTGGCGCGCTGTTGGCCGCCGTTGAGGGAGGAACGCCGAATGGACGACAACCGTAAAGTGTTCAAGGTGACGTACATCGTGGAAGCCACGCAGGAAGTGCGCAGCCCGACGTTGGCCGAGGCGCAGGCCTACGCGCGAAAGTACGCGGCGGAACACAAAGGCTTTTGCGTGCTGTCGATCGTTGAGGAACCGCCCACAAGCGACGCCGCGTAATGTTCTGCCGCGGCACGCTTGGCGCACGCGGCGCAGTTGCCCGTGGGCGTGTAGCGGGTCATCACGCCGCATTTGGAGCACGGCGTGCCGGTGTAGAACTTGTGGCCTTGGGCTCAAGCCCGCTCCCGCCGTTCGTGCGATCGCTTGCGTAAATCGACGGGCTTGTAGCAGTTTGCCATAGCGGATAGTATCGCACTCGGTTGCACGTTTTCCCTTGAACGGCCGGGCTCGCTACGTTATGGCGTCTACTCCCCGCCGTGGTGGCGTGGTGAGCCCGTTAACGTACGATGCGAGGAACCAACGATGGTAGCAACAGGGCAACCACCAACGGAAGGGCCGGATCGGAATCACAGCACTGACGCCCGCATGTTAATGCCCCAAGTAACGCAACTGCAGGACTACGTTGTGCGAGTGTGCCAGGGGGGCAAGCCGTGAGCGCCCGTGGCGTTCTGCGCGTCGCAGACGGGTATATCGGTTTCTGGTGCCCGGGGTGCGAACAGGTCCATATGATCGATGCTGCGCGCTGGAACTTCGACGGCAACTATGACGCGCCGACGCTCTCGCCGTCGATTCTGATTACCGGCGGCCACGTGCGCTGTCACTCTTTCGTGATAGCCGGTTTTATTCAACTGCTGGCCGACTGCTCGCACAAGCTCGCCGGAACTACGCACCGGCTTTTTCTGCCGGCGCATTTGCAAAAGACACCGACATGATCCTTCTAGGGTACGATGCGAGAAAATAATAGCAGCACGAACGCCACGAAATCTATCAACGCCAGCCCCGCGTTCATGACGCGCATGAACCACACCAGCGCGCGGTAGTGCCCCTCATCCATACCGCGTGGCCCATAGCTCGGCGCGCGTCGAATCCGGCGGATACGGTAAATTGCGCTTCGGGTAGCCTTGCGCGCGATCGTTGAGCCAAATGGCCAGCTGTTGTGCGTCGGCGTAGAGCTCGTACACTTTTCCGGGGTACGCGTTGGCCCGGTAGACGAGCCAACCGACGGCGCTACGGGCCACGTGAAACTCACGCATCATGGATAGCCGCCCGCCCGTTCGGTCAGCCACCATGCGAGCTCGCTGGCTTCGCTCCACGAGTCGTATAGCGTTGATACGGGATAGCGTTTGAACTTGCCGCCTCGAGCAATTGGGACGCGGCCCTCAATGTCGACCACGTAGTATTTTCCCGCGGCGGCGCGGACTTCAAACCGTGGGCGATTTAGCGCCGGCATCATGGCGGGTCACTTCGCGCACGAAACGGCGGGTTTTTTCGCCCGATGCTTAAGGGGCGCCGGCGACTGGCACGGCACATTCACGTACACCGTCGGGCCTGGAACGTCGACGTAAACCGTTTTTTCGACCACGGGCGGGTTGAAAATCTGCTCACACGTGAGGCCTGCGGCATCCATGGCCGATTTGATATCCGGCAGCACGGTTATAGCGTCGTAACAGCCGACCAGCGGCGAGATGGTGAACGCGACGCGCAGCGCGTCAAACCGGGCGCAACGGTCGGCCTCTTTCTTGTCCTTGCGGGTCGACCCGAACGATATGCCCACCGGGCCGGTTTGCACGCCGGCCGACGTTGAACCGATGCCGCACGGCGCGGCCGTGAGCGCCGCGGCAAACGCGGTCGCCACGGGGATACGGGCCGCTTGGTAGTTTTGCTCTATCGTTTGCGCGTTCCCGGCGTTTGTAGCTGTCGCATTACCGCCTTGCCCACCTTCTGCTGTCTGGGACTGAGACTGCTTTTGTCCTTGCTGTTGCGAGGGACTGACCGTAATGGCGCCGACAGTAGCCTGCGCACTACTGCCAGATACGCTCTTGCTGGCTGCGGAGGAATTTGATACGGCACTCGTGGAGGATACGCCTTTCAACGCGGCCGTAATCTGCGCCGCGCATTGCGGGTTGCCGTAGTTTTTCGGCAGCGAACAGTCGCACGCGTGGGCCGTTCCGATCGAGGCGGCGGCGAGGAAGGCGATAAAGCACAGAATTTTCATAAAGTAACGGGCTCCACTAGTTTCCAGCCTTGCACGCGTACGTCGGTGACGCGGCGCGCAGGCCTGGCGTTGAATCGGGCGATCAAATCTTGGACGTGTTGGGGCAAATCGGCAATCGGCGGTGGTGTTGGCGTGTTGTTCATGGGCCTAAGATTACCGTGATTGACACTCGTATCAACGTGCATGCGTCACAGTTTCGCGAATCGGCGTACCGTCCGACAAACATCCGATTTCGCTCCAAGGCAGATTGTGCCTAGGGTAGCCGGCCTCTCGATCGGCGAGCCATGTACCTAACCCATACCAATCTCTGTCGGAATAACCTAACCTCGACGCGCCTGCGAAAAGAGAGGTAAAAATTCCCGCAATTAAAATCGGGCGGCTCACGTCGACAGTTTTGCGCGGATGTAGTGGGCAAGACGGTGGGCACGTTTGCGCCATTCGTCGCGTTCGGTTAGCAGTTTGTCGCATGCGGTCCGGGCGTCGTCGCGCTCGGTTAGCAGTTTGTCGCACGTGGCCCGGGCGTCGTCGCGCTCGTTGATTACGCTATCTAGCGTATCGTTGAGTATCGACGCCATGTAACGGGCGTCGATGAGGGAACCAGCCCACGCGGCGAGCTCGTTCTTTTCCTCGTCCCATACCGCTCCGAACGTTTCGGACCCTACGGTGAATAGTACG